CAAGGTTTATAATATGGCTCTTAATAAAACAGAACTCAAAAATGAAATAGCTACAAAACTTGAAGAGTTGAGAAAAAGACCTGGTGGTGGTTCTACTGAAGACTTTGCTAGGATTATAAGTGATGCGATTGATACTTATATTAAAAAAGCTCGTATCAATAATAAAAATGGTGATGATACCGAAAACAAAATAAACTAAAGTAAAGATATTTATTACTATGGACACAAATAAACTATTTAAAGCGATTCAAATAATCGTTAAAGAGGAAGTAAAAAAGGAGATGGCTAAACGTGAAAAAGCTATCCGTGAATCCATTATTAACGAAATTAAATCCAAGCCGGTTAAAAAATCAATATTAGAAAAAGACCCGCTGGATGTTGAACATATATTTGAATCAACTCCAAAGAAAAAATCAAATGTATCATTTGGTGGTAAGTTCTCTGAACTTTTAAATGAGACCGCTGATAGTGGTGAATGGCGTAGTATTAATTCCATGGGTGGTGGTCGAGTATTTACTTCGAATATGGCACAAGGATTTGGTTCGGTTCAAAGCGGAGTATTAGAAAGTGCTGACGGTAAATCCGTATCAGTAGAACAACTTCAACAAACTGAAGCTGGTGCTGCTGTTGTTGACGCTCTTACAAAAGATTATTCAGCTTTGATGAAAGCCATTGATGCCAAGAAGAAAGGTATGTAATGGCTACTCGTAGAGAATGGAAAATAAATCCACTTGATTTAAAAAGGAACACTGCTATTGGTGTTATGCTACCATTGGGTGGTGAACCTTTGTTTAAACTATCATATACCACGGAAGAACAATCCATCTCTAACTTAAAAAATTTGTTGTTAACTCGAAAGGGTGAACGCCCATTTCAACCATTCTTTGGTACTGATGTTTATTCATTATTATTTGAACAACTTACCGATGACCTTGAAGAGTCTTTATCAAATTCATTAACAGCTGATATAAAGTTTTGGTTACCATATATTATAATCAATTCGATTTTAATAAATGTAAATGAAGACACTAATAGAGTAAACATATCATTGAATTACAAAGTAACCGAAACTGGTGCTAATAGAAACATAACAATGAATATATCATCACAAGGAAGTATGACATTAGTTTAAGGAATATAAATGGCAGACAAAGTAAAAAAAGAAGTAAACTTAATTGGTCGTGATTTTGGTGACATAAGACAAAATCTTATAGACTTTACAAAGAACTACTTCCCACAAACATATAATGATTTTAATGAGGCTTCGCCTGGAATGATGTTCATGGAAATGGCATCATATGTTGGTGATGTACTTTCATATTATACCGATGTTCAATTAAGAGAATCAATTCTTGAAGAAGCTCAAGAAAAGAAAAACGTATTTACGATAGCTCAATCATTGGGATACAAACCCAAACTAAATGTTCCAGCAAATACCACGCTGAGTGTGTATCAGCTTGTACCATCAAAGGGTGTTGGTGATAACGTTTCTCCTGATTTCGATTATGCTCTTACTGTAAAAGAAGGTATGAAGGTATCATCGGTATCAAATCCAAACGTGACATTTTCTACTATAGAGAAAGTAAATTTCAGCTTTTCATCATCGTATGACCCAACTGAAGTAACTGTTTATCAAATTGACGAGACAACTAACGAGCCGGTTTATTATCTACTTAAAAAGTACGTCAAGGCTGTTAGTGGTGAAGAAAAAACTGCTACGTTTACATTTACAACTCCAAAAATTTATGATAAAATCAAAATAGAAGATGATGGTCTGATTGATGTTATAAAAATAACTGATGATGATGGTGACGTGTGGTCAAAGGTAGAGTACCTCGCTCAAGACACTATATTTGAACAAGTACCCAATACCACAGACTATTCTTTACAAATGTCAGTATACGCTTCGGAAACTCCGTATTTGCTAAGACTTAAAAAAGTACCAAAAAGATTTGTTACACGAATCGTTGATGATGGTTCTATTGATGTTCAATTTGGTGCTGGAGTATCATCAAATGCTGATGAAGAAATTTTACCAAACCCAAGTAATGTGGGTTCTGCTTTATATACAGCTACATCAAATCTTGACCAAGGAATTGACCCATCTAACTTCTTATATTCAAAGACGTATGGAGTTGCTCCTGCTAACACTACACTAACTGTTACATATAGAGTCGGTAATGGTGTTGTTGATAATGTACCATCTCAAGATTTAACACAAGTATCGGATTTAATTTTAGAAAATGATTCAAGTGACTTGGACAACACGGTTGTTAGAGTAGTTGAACGTTCGGTGGCTGTAACCAATGAAGCTGCTGCTGGTGGTGGTAAGTATGAAGAGGATATTGAAGACGTTCGTCAAAATGCTATATCATATTTTAGAGCCCAAAATAGAGCAGTAACTCGTGAGGACTATGTGTTAAGAGCATATGCAATGCCACCACAATTTGGGTCGGTTTCTAAAGCATACGTTGCTCCTGATTTTCAAGTATCAACATCTTTAGATGGAACTTACATTTCAAAAGGTGGTATTCCAAATCCGTTAGCTATCAACTTCTATGTTCTTGGATATGACGCTAATCAAAGATTGAAAAACTTAAACACCGCAACAAAAGAAAATCTTAAAAACTATTTGTCATATTATAGAATCCTAACCGATGCTGTTAATATTAAAAATGCTCATATTGTAAACGTTGGTATTGACTTTGAAATTATTGTATTACCAAATTACAATTCAAATGAGGTTTTATTAAGATGTGTTGATGCTCTTAAAAAATATTTCCATATTGATAATATGCAAATTAATCAACCAATAAACTTATCAGATGTGTATGTATTATTGGATGGTGTAAAAGGAGTTCAGAGTGTTATTAGACCGAATGAAAATGGTGAGGGTGGTCTACAAATAGTAAACAAATATGATGGGTTATATTCATCTAACAAATACGACATGAAAAATGCTACACGGAATGGTATGATATACCCACCAAAAGACCCTGCTATTTTTGAAGTAAAATATCCTGACACGGACATCCGTGGTAAGGTAGTTAGATTGTTTTAAGAGGTAAGAAATGATTTATAGACTTTATCCAAAGAAAGACGCAACAATCTACGAAGATACACTTCGTAAGAATCAGAACACCGGCAAGGATGAGATTCTTGAAGTTGTAAAATTATATGATACTGATAACACTACGTTGTTAGGAAACAGTCGTGTTTTATTACAATACGACTTATCAGAAATCAGTCAGTCTATCGTTGATGGTGATATCAGCGGAAATATAAAATATTATCTACACCTTGAATCTATTGATGAAACTGAAGTAGCTCCAAACTACACACTATATGTTTATCCAATCAAAGAATCTTGGGAAGAGGGTGTTGGTTCTGAACCAGATACCCCACACAACACTCAAGGTGTATCTTGGGTATATCGTGATGGTGTTACTGAATGGAATATTGTAGAATCTAATTCGTTCAATGGTTTAAATGCTAATACTGTTCCAGGTCTGCTTGGTTATTATGATTTTATATCTACAACATCCCCATTCCAACTTGTAGACCAAATCAATGGTATTAATGGCATAGCTCCTGTACTTCAAGTAAACAATGCTTACCATATGGAATTATCTGCGTCTTACTATGGTGGTGGTACTGCTAACCTTTCAGCTTCATTACAAAGTGGTTCTACATACTATGTAAATTTTGAAATAAACCCAAATACCATAGAAGCAATTGACTTTAGAATTCAGAGACCGAGTGGTTTATATTTCACAACAAATGAGGTTACAAATTACACCTCATCTATCAGAACAGCATCTACACAATCAGTATCGTTTACACCAAATACCACCGGAAATCATAACATACAATTTACTTTCTTCGACCAAGACGCAAGTAATGGAGTAACTGCTACAATTGATAACTTCTTTTTGTATAAACAACAAGAAGCGGGCGTACTGCTAAACGATACTTTTGTAATTACCGGCACACCTGCTTCCGCCAGTTACTTTTTAAGTGAACCAATCACAGGAAGTTTAGGTGAGGTTGCTACTATATTTGTTAGTCAAAGTAGACTAAACATGAGCGCTTCTAATTTTGGTGGAGCTACATTAGTTAAAAGATTTGAATTGTATGGTGGTGTTGGATATACCGCCAGTTTTAATTTGAATAGCGGTAATATGTTTGCTTCGTCATCCGATGCAAGTAGTTCAATAGCATTTTCAATATTAGAACCGGATGGTAGACAATTACAATCTACTGAAATAAATGGATACTCACAATATATAAGTGGGTCATCGCCACACACTTCAAGTTTTGTAGCATCACAAGATGGTTATTACTTTTTTAGATGGACATACTTCAATGATACAGTTGGTGACGCTAGTGCTTCTTTGTCATCATTTTTATTAAGAACCGACCCGGCATTATACCCAACTGGTTCATACTATACTGATAAGACATTTGAATCAAGATATAATGTAAATCAAGGTGGTGGTACTTGGTACACATCTTCATGGGGAACAAATACATCGTATTCACAATCCTTTGATAGATACGTTCAAAATTTAAATGTTGAAGTTACCGACTACGTTAATGATTGGTTGGTTGGTGATAGAACTAACAATGGGTTTATTGTATTAAAAAGTAGAATTGATGAATCGTCTACAAAGAAATTTGGGTCGATGAAATATTTCTCAACTGATACTCATACGATATACCCACCGACCCTTGATATTAGGTGGAATGACTTTACATTCACAACTGGTTCATTGTCACCTCTAGCAAGTGCAAGTGGTGCTGATGATATTATATTATATCTTAAAGGATTGACAACTGAATATAAAGAAAGCTCTAAAGCAAAAGTTAGAGTTTTTGGTAGAGAGAGATATGCTACAAGAACGTTCTCATCATCACCTACTAAAGTTGTAAAATACTTACCACAAACGACATATTAC